CCTCTAGGGTTTGAGGAGCTGCATCCGAATAATCACCACCCTCTAGGAATGGAAGACCTGATGAAATGAACGCATCTTCTAGAGTAACTGTTCTAAAGATGTCACCTGCTCTGTTAAATTGTGTTACGATGATAGTACCAACGTAATCTTTCTTTAGGCCAAAAGCACCGGTATTTGGATTGTAAATCAAATTATACCATTGTTTTAGCGTCTTGTATACGTATGCTTCGTTAGCTTCGTTCAAGTTAAGTTCGAAAGCGATTGCAACGTCTAGTGCAGTTGAATCTGGTTGAGATGCAAATGAACGTGTTACAAACTTAAACTTCTGCTCCTGAGTACCAATCTCTTTGTTGATTGCTAGACCAGAAATTGACTTAACTTGCTGAAGAAGCATGTTAGCACCTTGTACACCTGCAGGTGGGATAATTGTTACTTCGAACAGTGACTGTTGTACTGGTTCAAAGTTTCTACCCTTTCTGCTGGTCTGATCGTTTGAATAGTGTGGTAAAGGCATTTTCTTCTTAAGCTTTTTTTATATATCCGATTAGCTGAAGTTACCAGTTGAGATTTCTCCAGTGTTTAGGATGGTTGTTCTGTGAACAACAATCTCTAGACCTTTAACTGGTTCAACATAAGTATCAACGATACCCATATTTGCATCAATCACATCATTGGTATTGTTTGTAGTGTCCATTACGTTTTTGTAATCGTAAACACCAAAGTCAGCTTTAACTGATTCCATAAATGAGTCAGCTAGAGTTTTAATTTCAAGTCTTGTTTGAGCCGTGTTGAACTCAAATACGTAATCCTTAAGAATGTTGGCAATACCTTCCTGTATGAAGATCAACACCTCCCTTACGTGAGCCGATGACAGCGCTGATTGAACAGACTGTTGTGCAGTCTTGTTACCGAGAATTGTTAGACCAACGCCTCTTTGGAAGACGATTGGGTTATAACCGAATGGTTCAAGAACATCTCTGTCCGCCTTGTCAAATGCGTATTCTGCACCTGATACACCAGAACCGGAAACTACACCTCTTCTTGGACCAGCAACGATTGCCCATGGTAGAGAATCAGTGTACTTGTCAATGAAGTTGTTAGAAACGTAAGCTGCTGGAGGAACGATAAGATCTTTATTGTTCTCTCTAACAACTAGACCTGGACCGTAGTAGAATGCAAAGTTAGCACCTTCGTTGATTGAAGGTAAAGAATACAATGCAGTTGGGTTCTTGTCTAGGTTACCGCCTGTCGCAACGTAATTTACATTGAATGCACCATTATCATCGATGAAAGATGGGTTTGTAGATACTTTGAATTCAAAGATCATTGGTGCGTTTAGAATTGCAGCAGCATTCTGTCTTGTCTTAGCTAGGTTTGAAAGCTGTGACTTGTTTAGAATACCATTAGCAGCTTCGTAAGAACCGAATGTATCAACAATGTATCTGTATGTGATGCTGTCCTTGTCTGCTAGAGTATTACCTAAGTTTGTACCTGTGTTTACTGCGTCTAGGCAATCTAGGATAGATTGAGTACCAATCAACGCGCCATCTAGAACAAATGGGTAGTACACTGATGCGGCTTCTTCGTATGAAGAGTAAGCACCTACAAATGCAGATTGCTTAGGTGTAGTGTGAATGTAAACAGTGTAAGTAGTTGTCAATGGGCCTGGAACTGCAGCTATGTATGTGTAAACTGCGATGTTTGTAGCGCCACCAGAAGTATCGATTGCGTCGTAAGCAGATGAAATAGATGCATCACACGTGATAGTAGTTGCTGTCACTGCAGTGATCTTAACGTAAGTTCCAGCTGTAGCACCTGCTAGGTACTTGTTAACAGCAATACCAGAAACTGCAGTTAGGTCTAGGTTCGTAACTGTTAACGTAGAACCAGAAACTGTAGTAGTTACACCATTAACACCGTCATCGCCTAGAGCAGGTAGAGAAACTGTAGCTGCAGTGTAAGACGCTGGAGTTCCGGCGCCTGTAGATTCATTCTTAATGATTCTTGTTACTTTAGCTAGTCTATTAGCTTCTTCAGCGTGAATGTAGTGTCCAACTTTTAGATCAAAGTTAGGTAGAGATGAACCAGTGTAAGTAAATGTTGCAGTATTAGATCCTGCAGCGTAAACCCAGCCAGTACCAGCTGTTGTATCAACATCAACATCTCTGTCATTAGTTGATAGAGAGTAAGATAGAGCGTCTAGAGAATCACCTGAGTGACCGATTAGATCTGCTTTAGTACCTGTTTCGTCAAGAACTGCATCTTCTAGAACAGCGCAGAACAAACCTGTTCTTCTTGCTTCAGAATTGATCATTGTCTCAACATACATTTGGTTGCCTTCTAGGTCTGTGAAACCTGGAAGAATAGAACCAGTGTATTGTGCAATTAGAGATACTTGTCTTAGGTTAGCGAATTCAGCAAGCTTAGTCTTATCTAGACCATTAGCTGTAAAGAATGCTCCATAAATAGGATCAGTGTCCATTAGTGAAGGATCAAAACCACCTTTGAATACGAATACGTCGACCATGAAGTCTGACATAAAATCAAAGTCATTTAGGTATGCAGGAACGTTACCTTCTCCGTACCACTCTCTTGCAGTGATATTGAAAGGTTTAACGTCTTGTGCTTGTCTAACAATAACAGTGATAGGATCTTGCTTGATGTTAGCGAATCTTAGAACGTTACCTGTAATAGCATTACCGATTACATTGTTAACTGCGTCGTCAGAAGGAGTCCAGAATTTTTCAGTGTTGAAAAACTTTGAGTACTCATTTTCGTTCTCAATTGCAGTTAAAAGTGCATCTGAAGCATCAGTTACAGGTGCTGCATAAGAAATTTTGTCAGCGCTATCAAATTTAGCTAGGTTAAGAGCTAGGATAGGACCTCTTGTTAGAGCTGTAAGAGCTGATCTGTGGAAGAACATGCCTTTTTTCTCCAAGTTGCGATCAATGCTACCAAAAACATTGATGAACTGTTCAACTGAGTCGATCAAAACAGGAGAATTGTATGGTCCTTTCTTAGAGTGACCAACAATCAATCTGATTGTTTCGGCTGGAATGTTGACAGTCTGCGACTTATCGAATTCAAGTCTGTATACACCAGAGCTCTTGAATTGTAGAAGTTGTGGACTTAGTGCCATAATTTTATATTGGACTTTTTTTTGCTTTAACTATATATCAAGGAAACTACGACAATTTATCAATTCAACAAATCATAAATGTCATATTGTAGGTCTCCGTCAGTGTTTTGATCTTTATAAAGAATTTTCTCCATGTAGTTGTGAAGGCCTTCATCAATGTGATCAAGAACCTCTTCAATGAAGTCAGCGTAATCAACTGTTAAGAAGAATTCAGTGATCGTGACACACGTCATTAGAGTATCATCATTACCATGTTGAGCACCATAAGAACCATTTACAAGAGTACCAAACATTGATGCTTCTGTTACTGTTTGATGTTCAGTGAAATCAATTCTATTACCCTCAACTAGCTTTTTAAGGTTCTGACACATCACAGGTTTATTGTCGGATTTGACTCTAATGCCTGGTTTCAAAACCCTTGCATCGTGGCGGTGTCTGAATCTAACAATCATCTCTTCATCAAACTCGTTTCTCTGTGGGAATAGAGTTGTCAAATACTTAATTAGAATAGAACCATAGGTATTGTATTCAATAATCAATTTAACGTTCTCAGGCTCAAAGATTTCAACTGATAGGGTATAAAGTACTTTAGCAAAGTCTTCAATTACGTGCTCATTAGACCTAAATAGACCAATCTGCTTTAACGTGAAGAAATCGTACATTGCCCCTGGGTTTTGAACGTACTTCATTTGCTTCTTTTTCATTGGCACTATCTCGAATAGGTTGATTACCGAATAGTCGCCACCGTTACCTTCAGCAATGTCAACTGAGAACACATAATATCTACCTTCTTCCTTTGCATATTCAACATCAAAATCTGGAGCAAACCCAAGGTATCCCTTCAAATCCATGTGAATGTTTTCAAACTCTTCAAGATCTTCGTATTCGTATTTAGCCATTCCCTTGCGAAGTTTCTTCATCGTTACAGGGTCAAATAGTAGGTTTGATGATGATACGAATTCATTACCGTATTGGCGGTTAAAGGCTTCTTCAGAACCCAGGTTACCTAATTCACGTTCATACCATTCATCGTCTCTGTCAGGGTGTTGCCACCAGTCAATACGAGTGGCTTTATAGGCATTTAGCCCCTTCTCTGCGGCTGAATAGATTTCATAAAACTTATTGAAACCGTTAGGTGTAGAAGTGATGATGATACGTGACACCTTTGACGCTGACAGGGTAGGATATACGTTTTCATAGAACGTATCTACAATTGAACCGTGAATGTGTGCAAACTCGTCCAAGAATAGAGTGTGAATCGTAAAACCGATACCTGCTTTAGCAGTGGTAGATTGACCTACAAGACGACAACCGTTATCAGCTTTAACGTTCATAACGTCATACTTAATAATGCCCGGTTTCATAAAGAAGGGTAGGTTCTCAATTACGGTTTTGGCCTTATCGATAATTTCTTTAGTTGTATCTGACTTGTTCGCAAGAAGTAGAGTGTTCTTGTCAACTTGGAAAGTTAGGTACCATGCGTTAAAGATTGAAGCTGTAACGGTTTTACCCATTTGGCGAGAAGCTAGAACTACATTAAATCTTTCATTTTGAAAGTTACGTAACATGTCCTTTTGATAGTCTCTAAGCTTAACTTTACGAATACCTTCGTCAGTCATAACCACTGCATACTTTTCAGCAAAGTATACAATATCACTTGCACATTTTGCAAGTTCTTGAATTTCTTCGTCAGTGTATTCAAATACAATGTTACCCTTTCGTAGAAATTGTTTACCCTCATAGAAGGGCAAAGAAATCTTTGGACGATAACCCTGGTCCATCGCAACTACTAGATCAGATACCTTTTTAGATGACCATACTAGTTTTGCTGCGGCGGAATCATCGTTATCCTTTGGGATCCAAACGTTATCTCCTACGTAATCGCTCATTCTTCAGTGTTATCTGTTGTATCTTCTTCAATTTCAGCGTCTTCGACGTTACCTGCGATTGAAGCCTGAATCTTTGACATCAGATCTTTGGTTCCACGCTGAACGTTAGATGAACCCTTTTCATTGTTAAAGTCCTCAGAGATTTGACGATTTGTCTTTTCCTGATATAATTCAGAATCTCTAGCGATACGCTTCATTGATTCTTCAGTTGCCATCAAATACATCGTTTGTGATTTGATGATGTCCAACATTGACTTTTGTAGGGTTGCAAGAACCTCAAACATCCTAGGAGCCATGTCGCCATCCTCGATGGTCTCTAATAAACGAGTTAGTGCTCTTTCACCCGCTTGGAGTTGATACACTAGAGATGACATCGTCATCTCGTCCATCTTTCTCTTGGCTTTAACGTATTCATTATGTTCAATGATGTCGGAATCTAGATAGAACCTCATCAAGGCATCAATGGTCTTTTTAGCCTGTTTATCTGCACCAGTTTTAACCTCTAAGAAGTTAAATGTTGGTCTATGGTGTGCTGGAAGCTGTGGATCTACGTCAATGATTCCTTCAAGGGATTCATTGTCTCCGATCAAACTATCCAATTCATTTCTAATCTCGTCCGCTTGGGAACGAAGAGTTTTCTTATCCGACATAATGGTAATAAGTTATTCTGGTAGTATATATCAGAACTTCGGAATACCGCCGATCTTTTCGGCTCTGAATCTCCAGTGGTTGATCACCTCTTCTCTGGTTTCAGGGGTTAGGTAATCCTGTGTGTCTAAGTATTGATTGACAGTATCAATCATTGACATCTTTCTTTTCTTGGCTTCGTATCTTAAACCTTGAAGATTTGCATCAACCTCCTTTGGTAGCAATAGATACATGTGTTGTGGTAGAATTCCAGACTTAATTAACAGTCTCATCTGTTGATCGTCTTCATTCGGTTTACCACCCCTATAATTGCCGATGTTTGGACCGTCTTGTGTGATGTGTTCAATTTCATGTCTAATAACATCTGCAAGGTGCATGTAAATTTCAGACCAATACCCTGGTAACCACTTTGGGTTAACGTCAAAATCAATAATGATGTAAGGTGTTTGATCTTCGTCATCGTCATCGATGTCTCGACCGTCTGCTCCGGTTGTATTGTGAATGTCAAATCCCTTTGACTTGAAATGAATGTTCGCGTCAAAATCAAACTCCAATCCTGGAAGTTCTATTTGCTGATAGAAGCTACCTTGACTTTTACCAGATTTATGGTCAGTGACCCACTTCTTAAAACAATCTTTTAGAAGTTGACTTGCAACTCCGTCAAGTTTAGCTCCCTTTTCATATAGGGCTTGAAATTCAGAGTATCGTATGATCATCTTGCGTTTCTATATCGTTGGTACGAAAGAGATGGAATGGCGTTATCTATCACTAATGCGTATTGTGCGTCTCTAACTAGAGATTGGTTCAATACATTAGAATGTTGCTCTTCCTCAATGGTCTTTTTCCAGATTCTAATGTTTGTCATCTTTAATTTACCACCTCTTAGTTGATAACCTCTATCCACATCCCAAATAAATGATTGTGTTGTAGGTCTAATTTCTCTAAATTGAAGTTCAAGGTTGTTATTACCATCTTGTGGTCTAACGTAATTGAGTTGTTCATTTAGATAGTACATATACACTCCAATTTCTCTAAAGTCGTTTGATAGATTGATAACAATCGCATACCATTCGTCAGTTGACATGATCATACCGTGCATGAAAGTGTATGGTTGATTATTAATCATCAACTCTAATTTTGATGATGAAAGTCTTGCCGTTAAACCAACGCCAAACTGTTCGCCTTGGATCAAAGTGTATTTGGTTGTATCTAAGTTATCAAAGGTCGGTTGAACCCAGAATGTAAATGCTAAGTTTTCTTCTTGCGTTTGTTTTGCAGGTTGAATATATTCAACTGCAGTCTGATCATTTGGAACAGTACTTAGATTATAGTGATGCTTAGATACAATTGTCCATCTGTTTTTCAAATCATAGTCAACTATTTTAACTAGGGCATTTGCACTGGTTCTAACGCCATCTTCCCAAATATGAGATACTCCTTGAAGTTGTTGTGGCTTTGTAACCTTTTTGCTCTCGTCCTGAATTTCAGCTCCAAAAATATCTTCCATTCCAACTACTAGGTCTTGCAATTCTGCTTCTGCCTCTGGAGACTTGATAACAGCCGAACGATCTTGATATTTCGCTAGCATCACTCTCCAGTATGTATGGTTAACATTGAACTCATCTGCCAGTGACACAGATTTGACCTCGTACATCCTGTTTAGTTTTGGGAAGTACAAGTAATCTTTAACTCTTGGTCTCTTAAATGGTCCGAAAGTCTTTTCAAATTGATAGTCAGCAATGTGAATTTCAAAATCTTCAAAGCCCATGCCGAAGATGTCGTAATTGATTTGCTGCGTTGGCATTTCATTATCTGGAACCGAAACTTTAACGTCTCCTTGAGCAACTACGTTAAACAAAGAATACTCCATGAAAGTAACGTCTCTAGTTCTTTCATCAGGTTCAGTTCTGTAATATCTGACCGGCCATCCAAAGATGTCAGTTGAAATTTCTACAAGCTGTCTGTATAGATTATCGCTCTTATTTAATTCGTATGGCTTAAAGATATTTTCATCAGTAGTACATGGCTTGATGTTTGCACATCCAATGTATGAATATGGATCATCGCATCCTAAGCAATACTGTGGACAAGCTATGATTTCTCCTTCAGTGGTTTCAAGTGTGAACGTAATACTGATCATCGTTAATGACGCACCTAGCGTTAAACGATCAACAGTACCTTTAACGTCAATCCAAAGTGGTCTCGTTCCATCCCATGCGATAAACATCAGATCACCAGGATTCATATCTTTGGTCAATAATTTGAACTCACTGAATTCTTCATTAGTGTGAGACCATCTGTATTCGTAAATAAACTCATTGTTTGCATCTGGCAAAATCATGAAAGTTGCCATCGATGCAGTGAAAGGTGCTGGATCAGCAAGTTCAATGTGAAGTGGAGTAACTTGAAGTGCAACTTCAAGTACGTGATTACCTACGATGATAGAATCACCAGGACTTAGATTAAAATTAGTACCGTACCCTGAAACGGTTGTAGACCCTTCAGTAAAACTAATTTTACCTACCGTATAATCGTTACTTAGACCGGCCAAAATAGACCAATCTGTCACACGAATTACGTTTTCATACGGATCGACAAGTTTTCCAATGATGAAATCTCCGATCTCATTTGCTGTTGAGCCAGTTACCATAAACTATTTATACTTCAATGTTTTTGGCCTCGTCGGAAGGTTCTTCGTCAATGATCTTTGGAACCGATGGTTTCTGACTGAAAGTTGGCTTTGAAACCGGTTTAGATTTGACAATATCCTGAGGTTTGTAAACTTCGCCTGCAATCCAAGATGCAATGAAACCCGTAAGTGATACGAAGTAAACCGCTAGATCGCTCAAATTAGCCTTAAACCATATTGCAAATCCACCAACAATGGTCCATAGAGCAACGATAATGTATATCATTACTTCTCGTCTAGAGTTTGGACCCTCTTTCATTAAACCAGTCTTTTCACTTGGCCTACGAGACTCTCCCCAGATATAAGTTGCAACGTATGCTGTTAGTGAACCAAAGTAGGCTGCAAGTTGAGTGAAATCAGTATCTTTATAAGCTCCAAGAACTCCCATTGTAATCCATAACAGAACAACAATGTAAACCAACTCCTCACGCTTACCAAAATCCTTTAGTAATTCGCGTAGTTTTTTCATTCAGAAAGTGAGACTTTCTTTTATATATCTCACCAATCTGTGACTAAAAGTACTTCAGGATTATCACCTTCCAGTTTATGGTCAATGATGTCTAAAATCATTGCAAGGGATTCGGCCGTTTGATCAGACATGTCTTCTGAACCTAAAATACTTTCAACTCCCATAGTCAATCGCTTAATAGGCATTGAGTTGTATGGCTTTTCACCAATCAAACCAGCAGATCTCAACATTGGATTGATCTTTTTAATTTCATGAACATCAATAAATTCGCTCAATCTAACTGTCGCTCTAAGAATCTTATAAGAATACTTTATTTGTCGAGTTGTATTTTCAAAATCTTCAATTACTCTACTAAAGTTTCTACGCTTGGAAAGTGTTAATTTGATCCATTTTAATCTGCCAAAATCTTCAACAATCTTGTGAAGAAAGAATAGAGATGAAGCATCCTTGTGAATCAACTCAAAGGTGATGGCCTTAATACGTCTAATTTCTTTCTCAAAGTTATATTCAAACATCGTCTCCAATTGATATGGAGTAACTAAAATAGATTCATCGTCAACCCTCATGTAGTCCAACTGATTCAGACATTTAGTCCAAATCAAATTATCATAGTGATTATACTTGAACAGCGTCACGTCAATCACATCTACGAAGTCGGATGAGTTGTATATTTTCATCAATAAACTTTGATTGATTTTTCAATCATTTGAAGGTCTTTGTACAATTCAAATTGCGCAAACTTTTTCAGTTCTTCAAATTCTCTTTTGCCAATTTCATTTTTGGTCATATAGAATTTAACTGCTTCGTCTGAAGGTATATATTGATCTTTTACTTTGGCTGCAGAAGGTGAAGCTTTTTTGGTCTTGGTGTAAATCCAACCTGGAACGCCTTTAAATCTACCTGCGACCATTCTCCAACTATCAACCACATGAGAACCTTCAATACCGTTAAGATTGAACGCGTTTGCATTATCAGGAAACTTAATCGAAAAGAAACGATTGATCATAAAGAAATGACGCTTCTTATTATGCTGTTTAATAGCATCGTACTCTTTGGGTTTTTCGAACATCATTTTAATGAAGTCGAACAATTTAGTTTCGTCCAGCATATTAATTATACCCCGTAAATAGGTTAAGTTTAGAACAATTCGTTCAGCTTCTTAGTCTTAGGTTGATCTTCCTTCTTTGGCTTTTCATCAACTAATTTTAGACCGCTAAAGGGATCCATTCCTTTGGGTACGACTTGTTTATCGCGATCAGTAAAGCCCGTTCCTTCAAGGATGCGTTCCATCTGTGATAGATTATGGAAATTAGGACTATCATAAGGCTTAGAGATTTCCTTATAGATTGCTTTTAGAATAGGTTCTGGTATGATGCGAACGTGAAGAAACATTAGTTGAATGTTTTGCATCAAATTAGAAGCAATCTGTTCTACATTTGAGTTACCAACCGACCTATAGATTACATCGCACATGTGCTGACGATTTTCTTTGATGAACAAGTGTTCTACCTGAAAACTACCATAGTCTTTTTCATATTGTGCAAGAATCTTTTCAGATTGCTTTTCTGTGATTGAAAAGGTACGATGCTTGCCATTATTCATTTGCTTATCGTAAGTGACAACTGAAGGTATGTTATCTGATTTATCACCGATAAGAATCTTTTTGAACAGAAATTCACGTGAATCTATTTCTTCAATACTAACGCGATTACGTTTAACCCAATCATTAATATCATCTTTAAGACTACCTGCAATGTCAGAGCCTGATAGGTTAAATAGTAAGTCATCATCAGACTTGGTATCATTAGACTCACCCTCTAATAGAGCGGTGAAGCCGTTAAATGCAATAAGATTACGTTTAGTGTTGTAGTACCAAAGAGTATAACCATCAGTGGCTTGAGTGTAATCAACCAATTGAATAAGATCACGGTCGCCTGTCCATACGATGCAATTGCGGCCCTGATTGTTTAATTCAGTTGCCCATGCAAACAGAATATCGTCAGCTTCGGCACCATTAGTTTGTTGAACAATAACACCCTGTTTTTGAAGAACCGTACGAAAGCTATCGTATACACTATACACTGCATCCCAATCGACTGAGTCATCGGCTACACGAGTACCCTTGTATTCAGCTTCAGGAAACAGATCTTTACGCCAAGACTTAGAATCAACAGCAACAACAACCTGATCAATGAAAGGTCGCATTTTACGAATTTCGCTGGCAATATCGATACACAGCTTGCGCATGAACTGTGCTTTTTCCTTTTCATCTCCTAACAGTTTACCGGACTTGCTACGAGGCATGACATATAGACGGCTGTATACAAAGTAGTTGCCATCGATCATTAACGTGTGTTTGCCTAATTTCATAACTTTTATCTTTATAGGGCTAATATAACAAATTCCGGTGACCCGAGGAAATTATTGCTTAATAATTGTTTGTATTTTGTAAATACATGACAACATCGTAATAACTGGATCAATCACATTGATTCGTTGAGCTTGATGCTCAGCGACAACAATGATGATTTGAGGAATAAATCTTGCAGCCTGTGTTTTTTCTTGCTTGATGTATTCAATGAAGTCTTGTCCTAGTGATTGTAGAACATCATCAACACGATTAGAGTATTCACTAACGAGAAGCTTATAGTTCTTCACTGGATCCATTTCGTTAAAGATGAGTTCAAACACGTCTTTATAGACTGAGTTGAATCGTTTTACATCTTCGATACCAATTGAAGTGGTACCCTGTGACTTATAACCTTGAAGTTTGTTTAAAGTTGTGCGAAGGTCTGGGAAGTTACGACGAACAAACTCAACCAATGCATCTTTTTCAATCGTCAAGTCTTCGTCTTTACAAACTTCATGAACGCGGCGAATGTATTTCTTAGTTAGCTCAGCTTCTTCATTCTTATCAAAGTCAAAGTTAATAACTTCAAATCGGCTAAGAATTGGATCTGGCAACTTGTTAATGTAGTTACATGTTGCAATGAATCGTGAGTTGGAAGCAAACTGTTCCATCGTAGCACGAAGAGCCTTGAAGAACTGATCAGATACACCATCAACCTCATCAAGAATAACTACCTTGAATTTGTTTCGATCATCTAGGATTGACATGGTTGAACAGAAGTCAGTGATACGAGTTCTGATAACATCAACCGATGTATCTGTTGAAGCGTTAATATATAAGTAAGGTAACTCAAACTGATTAACAATCGCCTTGGCGGTTGATGTTTTACCAGTCCCTGGGCTTCCAGCGAACAGCATGTTCTGTTGGATTCCATCTTTGAACTTGTTCATCACTCGTTCGGGTAGAATCAAATGGTCCAAGTTCTTTGGACGGTACTTTTCAGTAAAGAGTTGCGTCAATGATTGCATAATTTACACGTTTACAGAGGTTATACCTCACAGCTTACAGTTAGTTTCAATGGCATACGCTAAGAAATATCCGCACATCAAATATAAAGACGGGGTCAGGGGCAAACATGGAGTTGCGTTTGAAACCCTGTCCAAGTTACATAAGCGTTTTCTACTAGAACATCCAAACATCAAAGACTTTGTAAAGGATGAGCAGAAACTGAAGGCTGTATTAGGATTATTCAGAGGTTCAAATGATCGTCACAAGACCAAGCTGTTCTATGACTGGATTGAAGGTGATCTTAAAAAGATCGACGATGTATACGATTCTTATAGATCGATCGATTGGGCTTGCGCAATCTCTGGACGTCCGATCAAATCTAAGATGGGTGACTTTAGTGCTCGAAACTTTGTACACCCAGAGTATTGGGATGCCCTTGAGGTTGGCATTAACCAGAGCGTACTGAAATCTTCACTTGAGTTTCGCCAAAAATGTCAACAGCTCCTCCTGAATGAACAGAAGGAGCTGATGAAAGTGTTCAAAAAGAATGCTAATCCTCGAAAGAGATTAGATTAGTTTTGCAAATCTATCTTTAACTGTGTTAATAGTGTAACGTGATTCGTTTAAAGAATTAGAGTATTCTACCTTTTTAATTTTAGCATCGTACTTGGAATATAAAGGTGTTCCGTTTAGTTGCCATTCTTCTTTCTCTGAAATTTCAGAAGCAAGTTCATTTAAACCCAATTCTTCAGCCCTTAGAATCAATGATTCTTTTGTAGCAGTCTTTTTAACCAGTGCAGATTTAGCATCTTTCATCTGTTTAATATCTTGTTTAGACTTATCGATTTCGGCTTTAATATTGATGATCTTTTCGTCGAAAGATTCAGGATCGGTTGACTTTGCCTTTTCGTCTTCAACTGATTTTAGCTTCTTATTAAGATCAGCTTCTCTTGCCATTTCATCTTTGATATTCTGATCATATTGAGCAATATCTGCCTCAATGTTATCGCCTTTTTTAGGTTCTTCTTGTTGAGGTTCCTGCTCAGGTTCCTGTTCAGGTTCCTGTTGAGGTTCATTATTGGATGTTTTTTTAGCTTTCTCCGCCGCAGCTGTTTCTTGATCCTTTTTATCTTGCGCAGCTTTCGCAGCTGCTTTTTTATCTTCTTCAGAAGGTTCAAGCTCCTTTAGAGCAACCTCATTTTCCTTGTATCTTTTTTGAAGATCGGCCATTCTTTGCTTCAAATCACCAGCTTCTTTTTTATCAATACCTGCACCTGAATGAGCT